GCGCTCTCCGCGACTTTGCTGAAATATCTTTCACTCATCGCCAGAGCCCCCCGGCATTAGATACGCCGCTTTCGGCGGTAATCCACGGGATCGGCGTTCACGCGCCTCGTCGTGCTGCCATTTAAGCATTAGCTCCGTGCCAGACGGGTTAATGAGGAACACGTCATCACGACCAGATCCTTCCTCCAATAGCTTCTCAGCAAATTCCCTCGCCGCCTTCGGGCATGCAAACGAATTTTGCCTTGTGGTGCCGGGATAGTCTGGATTTGAGTAATCCTTTACCGTCCAAAATCTCTGCGTTCTCATAGTTTCCACCCTATAGTTTGGCCGCCCACCGAGGCAGGCGGCCATGTTGATTAGAAGCCGAAGTTGTTATCGGCTGCGGGCGCTGCGGCTGGTGGCGGTGGCGGTGGCGGTGGCGGAGGCGAAGCCGGTGCTGCCGCCGGGTGCTCTGCTCCGTTCTCCGGGCGGTTGATCCACTTGGAGATGTTGAAGCCCACGTCATACGACGTGCCCTTGCCGACCACGACCGGCGTTGAGCTCGTGACCTGCACGATTGGGATCTGCGTCGCAAACTCGGGCGCCGTCTCGGCCTGGTTGTACAGCTTGGCGATGAACTGGCCCAGGCCGTAAGAGTTGCCGCTGAACGACGCCTCGCGACCGTCGACCAGCCAGCACTTGACCTCGAAGCCTTGCTTGTAGACTTCGCTTGGGCGCTCGATCTGCTCGGACGGTGACGGCCAAGGCTGCCAGTCGCGCACGCCGATGTCGATGTGCAGCCAGCCGAATTGGACGTTTTTAATGTCTACCGCGAAGCCGCGAGACATGTCGATGTTCTCGTCGCCCGCTTCCGTCTTCACCCACCAGCGATTTTGCGGCAGATTTGAGCGAATAAATAGTGAGTTTCCAGAACTTTCTGAACTTCCGAATGATATTGGCATATGTTGTCTCCTAGACTATAGTTGCCGTTTCTCAGTCAATCTGACTGAACCTAAATGTGTAGCGCGGAAGTTGGATCGTTTTCAAGTCCCCAAAGTCGTAGCCCCACTCGTTGCTCTCGCTCGCCTTGCGATATTTCTCGAGAGCGTACTGAACTGCTGCCTTCCCCTCGTCGAGGCTGGCCCAGTCCAATTCGTACACGCCGACTAAGTGCGGACGTGATTTTAAGACCGCTATGAATACGAAGCGGTCTACCTCAAAGCCGGCGTTCTCCATGCAGCGCCGGTAGAATTGGTCTTGTATATGATACCCCAGGTTGGCGCATTGCTTGGCAAAGCCCTCCGGGTCTGACGCAATAGTCGTCTTGAGATCTATCAGGGCGCCGATGTCACGGCGCCATCCGTCCGGGCGGCACCGCATCTCAACGCCCGTCGACGGATCTTTGCTGAATATACTGGCCTCGCACACGAGGTCGCCGCTGAGTAGCTCCGCGGCTGCACGATTTGACCGCACGGCTTCCGCCATATCAGCGGCCAGGCGGTAGTCCGCCTCCGTGAGTAGCAAGGCACCCGCCTCGTCGGCCTCCAGCTTCTTGCGTTTCCAGTCAAGCCCCCGGCGCGTCTCCGGCCCGCACCACACGCTGTCTGCGTTGTGCGGCTCAAATACCAGCGTGTGCGTGGCCGTGCCTGTATCAAACGCCGGGTTGCTCTTAAACTCGCCGTATTTAAACTCGGCCGGCGATCCCAGCGCGATCGTCTTGGCGCCGCTGGCACTCAGCGACGGCTCGAGGTGATACGCCTCGTTTGACATGTCAAGTTTTACGGTCATCTTTTGCCCGCCAAAATCTCCGACACGCGGCCAATATTTACGTTGAACATATTTCCAATGCTCTGCATTGACGCGTCTGGGTTTTCCATTGCGTAGTACCGCACCATCGTTTTTACTTCCTCGGTGACAATATTTGACACCGCGGCTGCCTTCCGCGTGTATTTCTCACGCGTCATATACTTTAGCGCCGCCTCGATAGACACGCGCACGTCGTGAATGTCATCCATCGCCAAAGCCGATTTCAGTATTTCTCTCGCAAACGGAATGTTGCTCATTTTTCTCCCCTTCCATATGCTGCGATCAGTAAACTTTCCGCACGGTGTTCGTCTTTCTTGCGCTTCAGCCTTAAAGCCAGATCTGGATACCATTGCTGGGCCTGCCGGCGCGCGGCGTCCTTATCCTTCGGCAAATTCATGCTCGACTTCCACTTGGCCGGCCGCACTTCGCTGTACGGGTGGCCAGACAGTGCGGCAGTCGTAAGGATCTGGCCGTAGGCGAAGCCCAGCTTAAACACCGACACGACGCCCTGCTTAGGCATAGCCTGTTGCTTTTCAAGCCAAATATGCTCCACCGGGCCGGCGCTGTTAATGATGTCGAGCAGCGCGATCACGTCGACGCCGCCCTCGGTGTAGACCGGCAGGTCGTGCACCTCGGCGAAGCCGTCACCCAGAAGCGCAACGCCCCCGGTGCGATAGCCTGGATCAATACCGATTGTAATCGTCGACAACATATCCACCCTTCTTCAGATGCTCGACGATCAGTCGCTCTATCGTCAGCGACGCGCTGACGCGCTGGCTGGCGCAATGCTCTTTCAACATCTCAGCTATATCGGCGCGGATGCGCGGCCCGATTTGTTTTAACTCATGTTTCACAGTGGTTCCTCCATTTGTTTGCCCAGTGTTAACAGAATGGGCGCAGGGGTCAAGGTGTTGCCGAGATATTTCTTTTCTGCCGTCGTCGTGTTAATATGGCCGGGAACCTTTTGGAGCCAACCATGGAAGTCGACGCAATCTTGAATATACTGTTTGGAGTTGTCATCGCCATGATTGGCTGGTGGCTAAAGACGCAGCGAGAAGAGCTGGATCGCCTGCGCATCTTGCTCAACCGCACCCGAGAGGAGGTGGCCAAGGAGTATGTCACAAAGTCAGACAGCTCTGAAGTGCTATCACAAATCATGAATAAGTTTGACCGGCTGGAAGAAAAAATTGATCGGTTGATGGAGCGGTGATATGCTTTGCGCGCTGGTCTTTGTAAGTTTCGGACACGCATGGGTTCAGGGCGTAGGCAATGTGCTGGTGAAGTCGTGCTACTATAACTGCGGCAGCGAGAAGATAACAAAGGCGCAGTGGTATGATCGCAAGTATAGCGTGCCGCCGCATTACGTCTGCCCAGTGAGGTTTGCAGAAGCATGATTGATCCGTTTACAGCATTCGCCGCAGCGCAGACCGCCGTATCCGCCATTAAGAAAGGCATCCAGCTCGGCAAGGACATTGGCGGCATATCCAACGATCTGGCCAAATTTGCTGGCGCGATTTCAGACTTGGAATTTGCACATAAGTCGGCGGAGAACCAGCCGTGGTACGCCGTATTATTTGGCGACAGTGGCCCCAGTGCAATCGACATCTTCGCCAAGAAGAAACAGGCGGAGGCTCTTCGTGCAGATATTAAGCAATATATTCAGTTCGGCTACGGCCAGTCGGCTTGGCAAGAACTCCTGCGTATCGAAGCCCAAGTGCGCAAGGATCGTCAGAAAACTTTATATCGCAAGGCGGAGATTAAGCAGGCGATTATCGAGTGGACTTTGGGCATTTTGGTGGTGGTATCAGGCATTGGTATTTTCGGCGTGGGGATTTTTTTGCTCGGTAAGAAGCAAGGGAAATGGTAGATGAAAGACGCAGAGATCATACGTCAGTTCGATCAGAACATTGAGTTAATTATTGAGGGCTTGGCTGCTCGATCAGGGCGAGAGTTTCAGGAAGTTCTTTTACTTTTGCAGAAAGGTAGGAAGTTACATGGCACACACAGTATTAGATAATTGGAAGGTTTTGCCGCGACTGATGATGCTGGCAGTCACTGTGTTGACCTATCAGGCGGTGCATTGGTTTATGAGCCTAGATGATCCCAGCGTTGCTCAGTCAGGGCTCGTCAGCGTCTGTATGGGGGCGCTCACAGGCTGCTTTGGCATCTGGATGGGTAAGGAGAGCAAAACGAGCGTAACCAGCACTGGTTCAAGCTCAAAAGTCGAGTATGAGGTGGGCCAATGAGTTTTCTCAGCGATCTGATAGCGCCAGCCACCGAGCTTGCTGGCAAGTTCATAGCGGATAAAGATCAGGCCGCACGGCTCGCGCATGAATTGAGCACAATGGCCGACAAGCACGCTCAGGAAGCCATGCTTGCGCAGATTGAGGTCAACAAGGCTGAAGCGGCCAGTGGCTCAGTATTCAAAGGCGGTTGGCGTCCTTTTATCGGTTGGGTTTGCGGCGCTGCGTTTGCATACCACTTTGTCTTGCAGCCATTCATCGTCTTCGGCGTTACCGTTGCTGGCGTCGAGATACCGGAGCTGCCTACATTTGACATGAGTAGCCTGATGACAGTTATGATGGGGATGCTCGGCCTGGGCGGTCTCCGCAGCTACGAAAAGAAACAGGGGCTAACGAAGTAATGGCGACACCAGCAAAAGGCAAAGCCCGCGTCAAAGTCACGGCCAGCGGACGCAAGGTCAGCTACGGTCAGGCGGGTAAGGCGAAGGGTGGCGGCCCACGGGTCAAGCCCGGCACATCCAAGGGCGACGCATATTGCGCACGATCCGCCGCGCAGAAGAAGAAGTTTCCGAAGGCGGCGAAAGATCCTAACAGCCCGCTCAATCTATCACGCAAACGCTGGAAATGTTCCGGCACCAAATCGAAGAGGTCATAACATGAAATACGGTAAAAAATCATCTGGCTTTAAGCCATGCCCATCCTGCAAGACAAAATCCGCCTGCCGCGCCGCCGGCATGTGCAAGAAGATGAGCGCTAAAATCAAAATGGCGTAAGGGGTGCTGAGATGTCTCTGTACAAAAACATCGCAAAAAAGCGTGCGCGCATTAAAGCCGGAAGTGGTGAGCAGATGCGCAAGCCCGGCACAAAGGGAGCGCCAACGGCCGGTGCATTTAAAGCGGCTGCCAAGACAGCAAAGAAGCCAGCTAAGAAAAAGGCTAAAAAATGAGTGAAGCAATGAAGTTGCTCCAAGCCAAAATTGGAGTTTCAGCCGACGGCGCGTTTGGCCCGAACACGGCCAGAGCAATCGCTAAGCATTACGACCTGTCGCCCAACCGCGGCGCGCATTTGCTTGGCCAAGCCCACCACGAGAGCGGCGGGTTTAAGCGCACCACCGAGGGGCTGTACTACTCAACACCGGAGCGCATCCAAGCCGTCTGGCCGTCTCGCTTCCCGACCGTTGCAAGCGCAGAGCCGTATGCCAAGAACCCGCAGGGGCTGGCAAACAAGGTCTACTCCAGCCGCATGGGCAATGGCGACGAGGCAAGTGGCGACGGATTTGCGTTCGCGGGAAAAGGTTTCCTACAGCTCACGGGCAAGGCGAACGTCAAAGCATTTGCGGCTGACATGGGCTTGCCGGAGGTGCTTGAGTATCCATCGAAGCTGGCTGACCAGTACGCCTTTGAAACTGCGCTTTGGTTCTTTCAGAAAAACGGATTGTTTGCCATTGCCGATGACGGCGTGAACGACGAAGCCATCAAGCGGATCACCAAGCGCGTGAATGGCGGCTATCACGGCCTGGAGGATCGCATCAACCAGACGCGCAAGATCCACACTTGGCTCATGGCTTAGTTTAGCTAAGTTAGCTAAGTTAGCTAAATGGCAAAGCAAGATCAAAAAGCCAGCGCGGCGGTGGGTAGGGCCGGAGAGCATTTGGCCCTCGCCTACTTATCGTTGGCTGGCTACATCTGCACGCTGTGCCAGATCAAAGATCACGATGCGTACATACAGACGGATACACAGACGTTGACCTTGCAGGTTAAGACCGCCAGCAAGACGCACAAGACCACCAATAGATACGCATTCCACACA